CGATCATCGCCGCGCGCCATGCCGACGCCGGGAAACCGATGGTGCCATCCTCCAGGCGATGCAGCGCCGCCTCGCAATCGGCCGCGAAGTCGCGCGCCTCGCGCTCCTTCTTCGACTTCGCCGTCGATCCGGCCTCGTGCTTCTCGCGCATCTTCTGACGAGCCTTCTCCGAGAAGGCGGCCATGACCAGCGGCGCGGTGCCGACGATCTCGAACTGCGCGCGCTCAAACTTCGGCGCGGCAATGGTAACCAGCTCTTGCTTCGTGAATGCGTTCATGTATCCCTCTCCTTGCCGAGCCCCAATTGGCTCTGTTGGTTTATCGCATGATGTTGCGTTTTACGCAACATCAAGTTACCGCACGCCCCCGAACATCCCCACCACCCGCTCGATCTCGTCCTGCGCCAGCCCGGGCCGCGGGAAGTTCTGCGGCTGGATCCGCCGGCCGGCCCATCGCCCCGTCGCCGCGCCGTGGTACTGCATGGTCCCGCGCACCCGGCCATCGGCGCAGGCGCCATCGCGCATCGCCTTGAGCTTCGCGACGCTGGACTTCGCGGCCTGCTGGCGCAGCCGCAGCGCCTCGCGCGCGGACGCCGGCAGCGCGCCGCCCAGCAGCGTCGTGACGTCCGCCTTCGCCAGCCCGTCGACCGCGACGCCCTGCGCCCCGAGCCACGCCTCGAGCTCGGCCACCTGGCTGCACGCCGACACGCGCCCGCCCGTCACCTTGGCCATCGCCCGGTCGAGCCGGACCTTCTCGCGCTCGACGGCGCGGATCAGCTTGTCGACGGTGGCCAGGTCGATCGCCACGCCGCGATCGTTGACGCGCATGTCGAGCGCCCAGAGCGCCTGCTCGGATGCGTTCAGCGCCAGCAGGCGCGTCTCCAGCTGCCGCTCGACCTCGACGTCCTGGCGGCAGTAGGCGTGGAGCCGCGCGCGCCGCGCCTCGTCGTCCCACCAGATCACCCGGCCGTCATCCCCGACGATGCGCGGCCGCGACATCTGGAGCATCAGCCGCTTGCCGTCCGCGTCCTTCTGGATCTCAAGGTTGACCGCGGCCGCCGCGTCGTCGAGGCCGCCCGGCAGCGCCATGGCGTATGCCATCGCCATCGTGCATCGCACCTGCGCCGGGTCGAGGCGCGGCCAGTCGTGGCGCGGGACCATCAGCCGGTTCCAGATGGCGAGCTCGAAGCTCGCGTTGTGCGCGACCACCACGCCGCCCGCCGCGACGTGCGCCGCCACGCGGGCCGGGCAGGGCTCGCCGGCCGCCCAGAGCTCGACCGGCTCGGCGCCCATCGCCCAGCCCATGCACCAAGCGTCCGTCGTCTCGTGCTCTGCGTAGGCGTGCGCGCCGGCGGCCCGGAGGTCCACCGTCGAGCGCGTCTCGAAGTCGATGTGGAGGTGGGTCACACGTCGCCCCGGCGCAGATCCTCGCGCGCCTGGCGGCGGCCATCGTCGAACCCGTCGACGTAGCGATCCGCCTCGAAGCCGCACCACTCCACGAAGTCGCGCCACACGCTGTCCGGCACCGACCGCGGCCGCGTCAGCTGGTAGCCGTCGAACTCGAGGTGCGTCGCACCGACAACCTTCAGCCTCTTTCCCATTCCCGCCTCCTTTGGGGAGGCAGCGTTGCGGCTGCCTCCCCTTGTTGTGGATTTCGTGACGCTCAGGTCACGAAAACGGATCGAACCCGACCTCCTGGCCATAGAGGCGCAGGAGCTCGTTCTCCTCCGTCAGCTTCTGCTGGTCCTTCGCCAGCAGCGACAGCAGGCGCCGGATCGTCGCGGTGTCGAGGCCCTCGGACTTCGCCTCCGCGAAGATCTCCTTCCGGTCCTCGCGCAGCGACGCGATCTCGGCGTCGATCGACGAGATGCGGTCGATGTAGGACCGCACCAGGCCCGCGCTGTTGTGGCCAGCCGCCGGCTCAGAAGGGGATGTCATCGTCCATGTCCTTCTTGCCCTTGGCCGCGGGCTTGTCGTTCCACAGGTCGTCGGCGCTCGCCGGCGCGCCGCCATCCGCCGTGGCCATCGCCTCGAACTCGTCGGACGGCTTCGCCTTGCCGCCGCCACCGAGGCGGTCGCCGTGCTTGAGGCGCTGGATGTTGTGGAGCGCGAAGGACACGCCCGTGCCGCCCGTGGGATGTTCCCACGCGTAGGCCTCGACCGTCGCCCGCGCGTAGCAGCCCGAGTAAAACTCGTCTTGGTCGATGATGTCCTGGACCTTCTCGTCCACGATGCCCGGGGGACCGTCCTTCTGCTTGCGGTTCGCCTGGATGTAGATGGCGCCCGCCTCGCAGCCCGCGTGCATGTCGCCGTTCTTGTCGACCAGCGTCGCCTGGTCCTTGAACGGCGTCTTGAGCTTCTTGCTCGCGACCAGCTTCTTGACCTTCTCGGGACCGAACTTCTCCTCGAGCGCGCGCTGCGCCGCGTTCTTCAGCGACGCGATGTCCGCCCCCTTGGCGAACAGCATGACCACCGAGTACTGCGGCTCGGCCTTGTCGTCGCCCGCCACCCGCTTGGGCTGGAAGACCGACGCGAACGACGCCCGGAACTGCGGCGTCATGACCTTGATACCCATCTCTTCCTCTCTTCCGTTCTTCGCTGTTCCCCGGCCTTTCAAGCGGCGCCGAAGTCCTCCGCAGCGGATGCGCGCGGCGATGCTGCCGGGCGCTTGTCCGTCTCATGCACCAGCGTGAGGCCGCTCGACTCGGCGACCGTCAGGCCAGCGATCTTGTCCTTGCCGCCCTTGCCCAAGGCCTTCTCGACCTTGGCCGGCGACAGCATGGCGCGCGGCTCGTAGAGCTCGTCGGCCGGGAGCATGAGCTCCAGCGCCGTCGCGGCCTCGGCCTCGCTGCGCCACTTCCTCGTGGCGCGCTTCTCCACCAGCTTCCATCCCGCGGGCGTGCGGCCCTCGAGGGCCTCCGCGTAGGCGAACTCGCGCGTCGCCTTGATCCACGTCTCGAGGAGCGGGATCTGGTCAAGCGCGGCCGCCAGCGACGACGGGTCGTAGGGCAGGCCCGGCGCGAAGTCCGCGCGCGCCTGGTCGAGCGTCGCCGCGCGCAACGCCGGGCAGATGGGTTTCGCCGCGCACCACCGGCAATGGTCGCCGGCGACGAGCGGCGCGTCCGCCGACCGCGTCGCCGCGATCGCGTCCAGCAGGCGGTCCTCGAAATCGAGGAAGTCGACGGCGTGGAACGTCCAGCGGCGCACCGGGCCGTCCGGGTGCGGGCAGCGGGGTTGCACGATCATCAGCGTGACGGACGAGATCCCGCGATTGCGGAGGTTCTTCGCCTTCATCAGCCCGTAGATCAGCGCCTGCGGGTTGTTCTCGACCTCCACCGGCACGCCTTGGCCATGCTTGTAGTCGGCCACGAGGAGCTCGCCGGTCGACGGGCGGTAGCGCACGAAGTCCGCCGTGCCCCACAGGTCGTCGCTGTAGTGCAGGCGCTGCTCCACCTCCCAGTCGTCGTCCGGCGCGATCTCCGCGCGGCACGCGTCGACGTAGACCATCACGGCCTCGAGCATCGCGGGCGTCACCGCGTCGGCGTCGAGGCCGCCAGCCGCCTCAAAGGTGTCGGCAAACTCGCCCGTGAGGATGCCCTGCGCCAGCCAGTGCGCGTCCGTGCCCTCTTGGGCGTACCGGCTCGAGGACTCGTTGCGCACCGTGGCGGCCAGCGCGGGCTGGCCGGCGCACGCCATCCAGATCTTGGAGGCCGAGGGCGACAGGCGAGCGTGTTCCCCGCTCATGCCGGCTGGCCTTCCGCGATCTTCGCGGCTGCGTGCTCGTCGATGATCAGCTGGAGGGCGATGCGATGATCGCGAAGGCGTGCGATCTTCGCAACGTCGGCGCCACGATCAGCCGCTTCCTCGACCGCGAGGAACCGCTCCACGTCGGCGAGGCGTTGCTTCAACGCCTCCATGACAACCTCGCGCGCGTCCATCACGCCTTCTCCGCGCCCATCTCGGCGCGCAGCCGCGCGACGAGCTTGCTGTAGGCCTCGGCCGGGACCTCCGACATGCGGCCCTTGCCGGTCGCCTCGACGATCGCCACGCGCAGCGCGTCGATGCCGAACTTCTCGTTGAACTGCTTCATCACCTCGCGGACCTCGACCTCGGTCCAGACCTTGTCGTCGACCGGCTCGGCCTCGACGGGCTCCGCGGCCTCGACGGCCTCGGGGATCGGGATGACGGGCGCCGGCGCGGCGGTGGCCATCATCTCCTGGACGACCGGCGGGCGGACCTTGGGCGGCCGGCCCGGCCGGCGCTTGGCTTCCGCCGGCGCGGCGACCGGCGTGGGAGCGGGGGCCGCGCCCGCCGCGCCCGCCGCAACGGCCGCCATGCGCGGCCCGAAGAACGCGAACATCTCGTCCGCCGAATTGAAGGTGAGGTTGACCGTGATCACGAGCATCTCCGTCGTGGTAAGGAAAAGTAACCTATCGTCTGTAGCGAAAAACGCAACATGATTTTTCAGCGTTGTCGGTAGAGGTCCATGAGCTCGCGGACCATCACCTCGCTGGCGCGGTGGTCGAGCGTGTCCTTGAGGCAGAGGAACTCGACGTAGACACGCTTGAAGGACGTGTCGCGCAGCGTCAGGTCAACCGCCTGCTTCACCATCTGCGGGTGGAATGGAAAGTCGAAGAACACGACCTCGAAGGTCCGGGTAAATCGGCATTCGAACAGGTTGACCGAGGTCAGCAGGTTGTAGTGCGCCACCGCCATGCGGACCTTGGGCGACGAGTTCCAGCGCGACATGTGCGAGCGGAACTTCTGGCTCTTCTGGCCGGCGAAGAAAGCCACCGGCTTCCATTCCGCCAGCGCCTCTTTCCACCATCGGATCAGCGGCGTCTTAGTGTGCCAGGTGATGGGCCGCACGAGCCGCTGCTTGTACATCTCGCGGCGGACGTGATCGATCGCGCTCTCGATCTTCGCGTAACCGTAGGTGAAGTGGTAGCCATCGGTCGGATCCACCGCGGGGAGCTCGCCGCTGTCGACGAACTCGGCGATGCGGCGCGCGGCGGACGTGCGCTCCCATCGCTGGATGCGCTCGATATACTCGGGCAGCGCGCTCGGGATGGGGACCAGCGGAACGGTGCGGACGACCAACTGGCGAGGCTCAGGCGAGGATGTCGGTAGGGCGTTCGTCACGCGGTCTTGCTTTCTGTTCCGCTCGTTTCAGAACGTATGCCGACACCGCTGCGACGGCCAGGGTAGTGAGTCCAATGCGCGTGATCGCGCGCACTTTCACGTCTGGGTTGGCCTGCACCAGCGAGCGCAGAATGGTTGCCATGGCGTCAACCACAGCCTCCGTCTGCTCTTGCTGGAGAAGGTCCTCTTCAGTCGGCGCGGTCGATCGCTGCGGTTTCTGCCGCGACGCCGGCGTACCCCGCCAGGTCGACATAGTTGTCCTCGTTGTGCGCGCCGCCGCTCTGCGTGCGCGCGATCTTGAGCAGCGCCATCATCAGCGCGACGTCGGTGGGATCGAGCTCGACCGCGGAGCCCGCGTTGCGGAGGTACGCGTTCCAGAGCGCGGCGATCCTGGAGTGGTTGATGTACTTGTCCCCGTGCGTCCTCGCGCGCTCGCCACCGACGAGCTCGAGGGCCTTCTCTAGCGTGTCACCCGCGACCATGCGTTACTCCGTAGTAGGCGATGAGGGCGGCCTCTGCTCGGCCGTCGTGCTTGACCAGTGGCCACAACCGGGAGAAGCCCGGCATCAGCTGCGAAGCGCGCGCGCGGGCGCCGTCCTTCGCCGCCGGCACCGACAGCGCGGCCTTCCAGCGTTGCGGCTGCACCAGCGTGACCGGCACGCGGAAGGCAGCCAGCACGCCCAGCACGACGCCGAACGAGCGGCCGAACGAGAACATGGAGGTGACGCCCTGGCCCGGCATCGCGCCGACGCGCTCGACGAAGGCGTGGGCGAGCAGGGTGCGGTAGTTCTCGACGCAGGACGCGAGCGCGGCCTCGTCGACCACGCGCTTCGATTTCGTGCCGGCCGCGATCGTGGGCATGTCGACGATCTCGACGCGGCCCGCGGAGGCCTCGAAGAACGCCAGCGCGCCGTTGAGCCCGGGGTCGATCCCGAGGATCACGGCAGCCAGTCCTCGGCCTTGAGCTCGATGCCGGCCGTCTCCGCGGCGACCTGGACCGCAGACACGCAGGCGGACGGGATGATGCCGCCCGTGCCGCCCTTGTCCTTGGGGTAGGTCCACTTGTAGACCCGGGAGGGCTCCATCCCGCAGACGTAAGCCAACCGGCGCGCGCCGCCGAACTTCGCGATGATTCGTGATGCCTGTCTGTGCATGGCACAACATGTTGAGCTATTCGCTACAACATGTCAACGGGCCGCGCCGCGCGCATGGCTGGCAAGGCCTTACGGAATACCCCCCGCCTTGACATATGTAGAGAAAATAGCAACATCCGCGCCGGACCGAACAGGTTTGGTCCGCTAAAAGTGAGGTGTTCTTATGACCAAGGCCGAGCCGACGATCGACACCAAGTGGTTCCAGAACCGCGTCCGCGACGCCGATATGTCCCAAGCCCGGCTCGCCGCCCTCCTGGACATCGACAAGTCGGCGCTATCTCTCATGCTCCACGGCAAGCGGGGCATGAAGATCGAGGAGGCCACGCGGCTTGCGGAGATCCTTGCGCTCCCCCTCGAGCAAGTGCTCGCCCACGCCGGCGTCGAGGTCCACAAGGGCCCGACGTCCCTGCCGCTCGTCGGCATCGTCGACGCCAACAACGAGATCCGGCCGCGCAAGGGCAGGCGGGCCGACTCCCACGACGCGCTGCCACGCGAGTGCGTGGCGGTGCGTTGCGAGGACCGGGCGTCCACGATGGACCACTGGACGTTCTACTATGTCCCTCGGGCCTCGGTGACCAGCGAGGCGATCGAGCGCCTCTCCGTCTGCCAGCTGGCCGGCGACGCCCAGCGCCTCGCCATCCCGTCCCGCGGCTTCGAGGCCGGGACCTACAACCTGCGCGCCGTCAACGGCGTCGTCCTCGAGAACCAGAAGCTCGTCGCCGCCAGCCCGGTGCTCTGGATCCGCACCGGCTGACCAGCGGGGGCCGCACAGGCCCCTTGCGCCTTCTGCGCGTCGTTGCTAAAAACGCAACATGACGCAGATCAACGAACCAGAACCCGAGTACATCACCCCGCAGGAGCTCGTCGCGCGCTGGCGCGGGCGGGTCGCCATGCAGACGCTGCGCAACTGGCGCTGCGCCGCCAACCGCAAGGGCCCGCCATGGGTCAAGGTCGGCGCGAAGGTTCTGTACCCGCTGCGCGAGCTCAAGCTCTGGGAGGCCGCCATGCGGCGCGCCCCGGGGATGAACCTGTGAAGGTCTTCCTGCTGGTGGCGTGGATCTGCACGGTCGACTGGCACGACGGCCAGCGGCAATGCCACGGCCATGTCGAACGCGTTGCGGATTTCCAATCATGTCGCGCTACGGTGACCGACATGCAGGCGGACCTCCACCGCACTTTGCGGATGGTCCGGTACGAGTGTTTCAGCGAGAGGAGGAAGAAGGGATGAGCGACGACGACGAGAAGAAGCTGCGCGCGAGCCGCGAGGCGTTCCGGTGGATGGACGACGAGGCCCCGACCTGGCAGGACAAGGCGTACCTCGTGATCATCGGCGCCCTCGTGGCCGGGATGCTCGCGATGGTCGTGGCGCTGGTGACCATGCGATGACCAGCGCCTACCTCGAGCGCCCGTTGCGGAGCGAGGCCGAGGTCCTGCGGGACGTGGCCCACGCCGACCGCGTGTTCCGCCACACCTACGGCTACGCGCACGATCCCGACGACGAGCGGGACCGCGCCCGCATGGCGTGGATCGTGCGCGTCATGCGCGACATCCGCGCCGCCGGGCTCGCGATCGTCGAGGCCGACGATGGCCGATGAACTGACCGACGCGCAGCGCCTTGAGCAGTTCGACGCGCGCTTCGCCAAGCGCATCGGCGCCGCGCGCTTCGAGGACGTGCCGGTGATTCGGCCAGACAGGCCCTGGCGCGCCCTGCCGCCGCTGCGCCACTCGCCGCTCAGCAGCGCCGCCGGCATGTGCGCCGACAACGGGAACCCGTACTACACCGCCGACACTTCGCATGGGAGGAAGGGGAAGCCATGAGC